CCTGAAGTAGCTGAGAAGATTTTTCAAGCTCTACAAGAAGACGAAGAAACAAGGAAATTACAATGAGTTGGTTAAAAAATATATTGAGAAATTGGTTACTAAGCGATGATTCGGTTAAGCAGTCTAGACTACGAGCCGGCAATACTATTTCGATAGATGAAGACCACGAACACATGAGCAGTGATCCTACCATGCGTTTCAAAGTCTACAACGCTCGTGGTGGCAAGATTGTAGAGTTTACCCGTTTTGATCGTCAAAAGGATCGTAACTTCCATGATCTGTATATTATCAGTAATGATGAAGATTTTGGTGCCAAAATTGGTAAAATCGCTATGTTAGAAAGCATGAAAGACTAATTTTAGTAAATATCTTAACCGGAGAATATTATGGATACGTGGATTTTATGGATATGCGGCTGTTCAGTTGCATTTTGGTTAGGTAAAGCAGTTGGAACACATATTGGTACGTTGAATGTATTAAAAGTATTGGCTAACGATCCGAATACCATACAAGATGTCATTACTAAACTCAAAATAGTTGAACAGGCCGAAACCTCAGAAGATTTAGACTTTCCAATTGATGCGATTCCTTTAGAGTTAGAGGAAGTCAACGGACAAATATTTGCCTACAATAAATTGACTGGCGAGTTCTTATCTCAAGCACATGATATAGAACAGGCCGCTAGAATAGCTAGGCAACGTTTCCCAGGCAAGACATTTTGGCATCCTGAATTAAAGAAAGATAGCCAAACAGCTTGAAAATATATTAACACTTTGTTACAATAGTCTTAGCTGATAAATTTCAGCATAATCTAAAGAGGAAACAAAAATGAAAGCAATTTCAAAAACAACTAAGACTTACAAGCTATTCACAGCTTTGCAAGAAGGTCAAAAAGTAACAGCTTCAGAAGCAGTTAAGCGTTTTGGTATCAAGAACATCAGTGCAGAAGCATCACGCATCCGTGCTCATGGTTATGCCGTTTATGCTAACAGCCACAAGGCTAAAAATGGTGTTACAGTTACAACTTACGAATTGGGTCGCCCAAGCCGTAATATTGTTGCTCTTGGCTACAAGGCTGCCGCAATGGGCATCACATTGTAATTAGTTAATTTAAATTAGTTAGATTAAAAGGACTCGAAAGAGTCCTTTTTTATTGATTGACATCGAATTATTTTGATGCTATAATATAGACATATTAACAAACATAGAAAGTTTTTAAAATGGCAACAACTTACGCAGACAAAGTCAATTCGGAATATAAACATTCCACCAGTCACTTTGTAAGTTTACGTGAACGGCTAGCTGAATCGATGGTCGGTGCTAATGAATTGACACTTACTGCAATGGTAAGTGAATTCAAACGCAGATTCAAACAATGGACCAAATTTACAGACATGCACATCTGCAAAGCTATTATGGTTCCTATGGATAAGATTTTAATTGATACTACAATGCAACGTAGTGTCAATTTTACACACATTCTCAATATTATGAATAGCTTTGCTGAAACAATGGTAATGGCTATTCAAGTATATGAAGATCCAGAAAAGCCTGGCCATTATATAGCATGGGATGGGCAACATACTGCTATAGTATTATATATTTTGGCAACCAAAGTGTTTGGCGAACGCATTGCTAATCTTATGGTTCCGGTTGTAGTTTACAGCGTCAAACAAAAGGCAGAGATTCGACGTAACTTTATTTTGCTTAACGGCGAAGCAAAGAGTATGCTTGAGTTTATCGACTTGTGGAAACAAATGGTACACGGTGTGTTGACAGACGGCGCTGACGATCCTGTTTGGGTCAAAGCCGCCGAGAAGCAAGCACATTTGGCACGTGCCGGATTGTTTGCTACACATAAGAAGTTTATGGATGACAAGCAACCGGGTGCATTTACTTTGCTAGCGAATACAATTTGCAGTGACAGTCCTGACACATTAAAAGATGTTGCTGTGACACGTATGTTCTGCGACTATTGGATTGCTATGAAAGCATTAACAGGACAAGAACGTCATGTAGATGCTAAGGAAGCAAGACAACTGTACGAGTACTTCCATTTGTGCCATCAACAAAATATCAATGTAGATGACAAATACATTATTGAGTTTACACAGTTCGCCAAAGACTACTTTGAGTGCGACTGGAGTGCCGGTGGCGCATTTTGGGACAAGACTAAGACTGCCTATGAGAACTGGTACGCTAAAAACAATCCAGAAGATGTAGACCTAGTAACTGGCGAACAAAAGATTCGTGGGTTCTCAAAAGAATTTACGTGTGGCGGACCATTCTTGATTGCACAACTTAAGGAGTCTACTAAACTTAAATTGCCTACAATTGATAGTGCATTTATTCCTGCTAAGAAGGATTTATGGTAATGGCTAAACTACGTAACCCAGATAAGGATAAGTTAAAGAGTCCTGCGGTATTACAAGAGCAATACATGTACAAACATGTTTGCAGTTTGGAAGGCTGTAACGAACCTTTGACTGTATTCGAAGGGCCCGGTAGTGATAGCTTGTGTCGTCCACATCAGCTTGAGTGTGTTGAGTACGGTGGCTATGGAAAGATTGAGCGTCCTCATACTTTCCATAGATCGGATACTTGTTCTTGTTGCGGCCAGGATATTAATGATGATCCGCGATGGGAAAAAGCACAGACGTTCTTTGGTATTGTTTTGACAGAAGAACAAAAGCACGAGATCAAGCGCCGTTACAATCATGGCGACCATAACGGAACACGCAAAGCAGATGGCGGTGATGACTCAGCTGAAAATATTGCGGCCATGTGTTCATTTTGTCATTGGGTTAAGACCGTAATTCACAATGATGGAAGGCGTGGAACGTAAATAAAAGCATGAAATTGCTTGTTACTGGCCATGAAGGCTTTATTGGTAAAAATATGCTGGCTTGGCTTGGACAAGAAGAAGGCTGGCATGTTGATGGATACGAATGGCATCCTGTCGAAAGACCAGATGTTACTGGCTACGATTGGGTAATACACTTAGGTGCCATTTCTGATATGACTTGTACAGATGTAGATGCCATAATGAAACAGAACCTAGAGTTTAGTCAATGGTTGTTTAATGAATGTAATCAACATGGTGTAAATTTACAATATGCCAGTTCAAGTAGCGTGTATGGCAACACTAAAGATTTTAGCGAAACATCTCCGTGTAATCCGCAAACAGCCTATGCATGGAGCAAATACCTATTTGATCGCTGGGTGTTTCAGCAAGATGTACACATTTATGTACAAGGGTTTCGTTATTTTAATGTCTACGGCAAGTACATGCACCTTAGAGGACGCAGAGCCAATGCCATACACAAGTGGCGAACACAGGCCCGTAAAGAAGGTAAAATTACAGTTTGGGAAGGTGCCGAGAATATTAAACGTGATTGGACTTGGGTCGGAGATGTTTGCCGTTTACACATAGATTTTATTAAAACTGTTAAAGGATCTGGTATTTGGAACTGTGGATCTGGACTAGCACACAGTTTCTTAGATATTGCAGAAGAGATTGCTGAAATAGAAGGCGCAACAATAGAATATGAACCAATTCCTTTGGCAGAATCTGCTCGTATGCGTGTTAAAACTAAGGCTGATTTAACACATTTAAAAGACACAGTAGGCAAACGTAAATGGCTTAACGTATTTGAGTTCCTGACACAGTAGTAGAATAAATACACTACTATGAAGATGTCCGACTTACTCAACGAGGCTAAACAGCCCAAGCAACCGATTAACAATCCTGTTGCTAAAAATTCTAATGCGGCTATAGGCGGTGGCGCCAGTGGTACTCATAAGAATCCAAAACGTGCCGAAAAGATTCCACGTCAAGCCAAACATAAAAAGTCTATTCCAATGGATGAAAGTCCGATTGAAATGGATCCAGCTGAGCCAATGAATCCTACAATTTATGGACATCAAGGAGTCGCTCCTGCTAAGTTAAAAACTCGTATGCTACGTGCTTCTAGCCAATTAAAAGAATTAGCACAAAGAGCCAATTCGGATGATGCGTTAACTTGGGAAGGTATTGCTCGTAATTTTGAAGAATTGGCAATGAACATTGAACAGATTAGACATGGCATTCAAGAGTTAGCCAATCTTCGTAAGAAAGGCGGACGTAATAGTCGTGGTATAGATAAACATATCGGTGAATGTGAATTCTGCGGTGAGTCACATGAGATAGAATTGGACGAACGTGGTAAGGCATCACGTGCATTGTGTACAAGTGGCCGTCCAGATAGCGACTTAGGTGCAAGTAATTTAGCAAGTTGCAAGAGTCAGGGACTACGTGCTCGCGATGGTAACAAAAGCCATTTAATTGGACATGGTAAACATAAAACTCGTATTACTGTTGGTGGTAAGAAGATCAAGGGTAAGACGTATGGCGGACCATTACCAGACTATGGCACTAGGAAAGATCAAAGATGAGATTTTACGAATTTAAAACTCTTATAAAAGAGGATGCTGGTATTGTTTTATCAGTTCCTACAGGCCGTTCTGGTCCTGAAGTTGCAGATGTACAAAAAGCATTATTGGCAATGAATATTACCACTCCGGCAGAACTAGGTAATTTGGGTCGCAATAAAGATGGAGTAGATGGTATTAGAGGTCCTTTAACGAGTGCCGCGGTTAAAAAGTTTCAAACTCAAGCCGGTATCGGAGTAGACGGAGATCCAGGTCCTGAAACAATTGATGCTCTTAACAAGGCAATTGCTAGCAATCCAAACATTAAATTTTCTAAGAGTACAGAGGATGATGTAAGTCCGTCTGCACGTAGAGGAGCTCGTTCTCAAAATATCGATATTAGTGTAATTCAAGATCCAGACTTTAACAAAAAAGTTAAATTAATAGCAGATAACCTTGGAGTCGAACCTTCAGAGTTAATGCGTATTATGAAATTTGAAAGTGGATTGAAAACCGGACATCAAGGCGGCTCATCACACAAAGCAGTAGGTTTAATTCAGTTTATTCCAGATACTGCACGTGACTTAGGAACAAGTTCGGAAGAATTAGCACAGATGACTGCTATTCAGCAACTAGATTATGTGTACAAATTTTACAAAATGAACGGCCTTAAACCAGGTAGCGATTTAGGCACAATGTATATGATAACATTTATGCCAGCGTATGCTTATGCTCCTGAAGATACTGTACTAGGACAACAAGGCGGCGGTGAACTAGGTAAAACTGGATTAAGTATGGATGCTATCTGGCAACAGAATCCTGCATTCAGCAATGGCGGTCCTAAAGGCAAACCGGAAAGTAAAAAGTTTTTCACAGTAGGTGATGTTAAAAAAACTATCAATGCCTATCGCGGATAATAAATATCTGCATGAACTTATTAGGTAATTTATTAATCGCACCTCCGATCGTAAAAGGTAACTTTTGGCACAAATCAGTTATACTGGTAACAGAGCATCACGCAAAAGGCAGTGTTGGTGTTGTACTGAACAAACGCAGTGATACTACACTAAAAGATTTTGGTATACAATTAGGATTGTCCATAGATCTTCCTGGGTATGTTTATGTCGGCGGTCCAGTGAACTCACAGAGTCTAAGTTTCTTACATACCAACGAATGGAAAAGTAAGAATACAATGTACGTTAACGAAATGTTAAGTGTAAGCAGTGCCGACGATATATTGCCTAGATTAGCCATGGGAGATGTTCCTAACAAATACAGATTATTTTTAGGAATGGCTGGTTGGGGAGCGAACCAACTAATTAGCGAGATTAAAGGAATCCCCCCATGGAATCAAAATACTAGCTGGTGTACAGCAACATCGGATTTGAATTTAGTATTTGAGGAAGATGGTAAAGATCAATGGTGTAGTGCTTTGGATCGAAGTGGTGCAGAATTTGCCCATAGCATCTTATTGTAATCGATATTGACTTAAATACAAAGTGAAGTTATAATTTAAACTTCTAAGTTGGGTCTGTAAACACAACTAAAAGAGGTAATCAAAATGGCAGATACTCTGCTACTCAACGCTGACGGTAACCCTGTTTCATACATGCCATTGAGCACATTGATTTGGGAAGATGCGATCAAATACATGGTCTTGGACAAGGCTGATGTATTATTTTGGCACGATAATTGGATCGTTCACTCTGCCACTTGGGAAACTCCAGTTCCAAGTGTTATGATGTTGCGTGAATACATGAAACCAAAAGTTACAGTTCGTTTTAGCCGTAGTAATGTTTACCTTAGAGACAACGGTCAATGTCAATACTGCGGTGTTCATGTTGAACGTAAAAACTCGACATTAGATCACGTAATGCCAGTTTCAAAGGGCGGTAAGAGCACCTGGGAAAACTGCACAACAGCGTGTGCTCCATGTAACTCAAATAAGAGTGATACCACAAAGGGTTGGAAGCCAAAGATCAAACCTTACAAGCCAGACTTCTACGAACTAGTAAATAAGCGTAAGAAGCAGGACTTCAACGTAAGGTATCAAGAATGGCTACAATTTCTAAATTAAAAAAAGCGTTATGGTGTACTCTAGGATTTTTACTCCTAGGGTTAGCCTATATAGGATTAATTACTCCCGGCATTCCCTGGAGTACTCCTACGGTGGGTGCGGCCTATTGTTTTGCCAAAGGCAGTGAACGTATGCACAACTGGTTGATGAATCACAAAATCTTTGGACCATTCCTACGCGGTTGGGCAGAGAAACGTGTGTTCCCAGTTAAGGCTCGTTGGCTTATGGTTATAACTATGGACTCTAGCCTAGTCATCATGTGGTTCACTACACACAATGTTAAAGCAGTTGTCTGTACAGGTATCTTTATGGCTTTAGTAGCGTGGTGGGCAATGGCTTATCCTAAAACCCCAGGAGAATATGATCAACGTAAATCAGAGGGCAAACGCATAGGTTGGTTTGGTTAAATATATGCATGGCCCAAATGATTACCCAGTTTATCCAGAAGACGATGGCACCGATCGTCCTATTAATCCTTACAGCCCTGTTTAATGGCTGTTCTCGTCTTGGGTGCGGCATGCTAGGATTACCATATGAAGATCAGTGAACTAAATGCCAACAAACTAGTGATATTTGACATAGATGATACACTAGTTCATACACAAACTAAAGTGCATGTCATTAAAGACAATAGAGTTATTAAAAGTCTTAACAGTCACGAGTTCACACATTATAAATTACAGCCAGGCGAAAGTTTTGACTTTGGAGACTTTCGTGATGCACGTGAATTCTTTGAAAAATCAAAACCTATCATACCAATGATAGATCAACTTAAAAACGATATTGCCACAGGTAATAAAGTTGTTATGGTTACAGCTCGTGCAGACTTCAACGATAGAGAATTATTTCTAGATACATTCCGCAAATACGGTGTAGATATGAGTAAGGTTCATGTTTATCGTGCAGGTAATATGACAGGCAAAATGCAAACAGAAGAAAAGAAAAAGATCATTATACGTGGGCTACTAGATAAAGGTAACTATGCCAAAGCTATCATGTACGATGATGCTATACCTAATTTACATTCATTTGTAGAACTTAAGAAAGAATATCCAGATACCAAATTTTATGCGTGGCATGTAAGTTTAGACGGTAAAGCCAGCGAGTACCATAGAACCAATGAAGGCGTAACTCCTAAGTTTCCGTTTGCTGGAGAAAAAGTTGGACAAAAAGCAGGTATAGCAGGACAACTGCGTGGAACGGACAAAGCACCAAAAGGTGTACGTGCCGCTACCGATAAGTTAGTAGGCGAAGAAGCATTAGATATGGATCCACATCGTACTGACTATGAAATACGTAACTATGAAAAGTTAGACAAATATCTTGCAGAACTTTGCCGTATGATTACTGAAGCACAAACACTAGACAAAGATTACGGTATGGTAGCCGCTGGTGTTCTAAGTTTAAAACATCCTTGGCTGGCTCGTGTCAATCGTCCAGGTAAGCATGGACGTATACATGCCGAACATGCGGCCATTATGGATTTCAAAGCCAAGTATGGAGAAATACCAGAAGGTACATTAATAATTACAACATTAAGTCCTTGTAATAAACACATGGACGAGCGTGACGGTCCTGCATGTGCAGATATTATTAATGCTAATGGTATTAAAAAAGTTTATTGTGGTTATATAGATCCTACACAACACACAGGCAAAGAAGATCACAGGCATTACAATTTAATGGAAACACAAAATCCAAAGATACGTAAAATATGTCAGCAGTTTGCAGATACATTTTTGGATAATGTAGATGAAAACTTTGCAGATGGTAAAGGTCCAGGTCGTCCTGGAGATAGTCAAAGACATGGCATACGTAAGGGTGCCAGTATGAGTGAATTAGAAAAAGCCAGTCATGCTAAAGGTCGCAAAGGACAACTAGCACGTTGGCAACTTAACATGCGTAGAGGGCATAAAAAATGAAAAAGTTATTATTGATAGCATTAGTAGCATTAAGTGGATGCAGTATGATTCCTAGTAAATGGGATGACAATCAAAGTCGTGCGGCAGTTGATTTACAGTTATC